CGCCAGCCATACTGGAGGATGCGATCAGATGCCAGCGGTTCTCGTTATCGGTCGGCTCATATACATCAGAGAGAAATGCCTCCAACGCCTTGCTGATAGGATAATAGGTACGGTTGAACAGGCCCACAACACCTTCCTTGGTCAGCGGGTCCTGCACCTTCTGCTGTGCAGTGGTATTCGCCTTGCTCTCCCTGGAGGAGGTTGGAAGCCTTGTGGGATCTGTCCATTCCGGATGTTCACCGAGTATTGTATCTCGGTCCATTCCGGGTGCTTTGTGAGAATCGCATCGGGGTCGAGCCAGCCGCCGTCTGTCTCCTTATACACAAAGGAACCGTTAGCCGGCGTGGACGGCCAGTACATCAGTTGATTAGGCTGGTAGGAGCATTCGTCAAAATAGTCAATACCCAGCATCTGAGCGAGATAGCGGGAGACCGCCACAAATTCTTCCGGGGTCACATCCCTGGTCAGCGGGAACACCAGCCGGACACGTGGATTTTCTTCCGTGCTGCTGTGGGTGGTGTACAGCACGGAGGTATAGGGGCAGAGTGCTTCATAGCTTTCCAGAAAATCAGCGTTGATACGGTCACCGTCAAGAGCCACCATTGAACGGCTCTCCACAGTATCGGCCTTTCGCCTGCCACCCTTTAGTACACCCGCCACAAAACCTCCGTGGTCTTTGGCTGTGTCCCGCTGCGCACGGCTCATCTTCGCATATTCCTCGGCGGACTCGGTGGTACGGATAGTCACTCTGAGCCGTTCTTTCAAATCATCAAACCCGATGGTCTTGTTAACCCATCTTTTCGCCTGCCGGTTATTGCCGTAGGCAATGTTTAATTCGCGCATGGCATCTCCTCCAATTCCTCTGTAAAATACCGCACCGGTATGTTCTTCTTTTCTGCTTTCTTGATCTCTGCCCGCATCCCCGATGATATGACGCTGCCGAACACCCACACCTGTTCGCATTTCGTGAGCAGCACCATTCCCATGAAAAGAGCAAGTTCCCGCTCTGTCGGGCTGCCGTCATCCATGAACTGCGGATAAAGCAGATGAGGAGCCAGCGGGATGCAGGTATTCCGTACCGCAAAGCGGCTGTATAGCCTTGCCCTGTTCACATTCCGTTCCACATCGCCAGCGTAGGGAGAGCATATATAGACCAGCGGCCGGTATACACGCCTTGCCGCTTTCTCCTCTTTCTCAATATTGGAGAGGGCTTCATAGACCGTCGGGTCATAGTAGCCCTCGCTGTTATATTTGTTAATACCCATAGGCTGCACCTCCTTCTAATCCTTCTGATAAAACTCGCATTCGTATCCGTCCGCCCGGAGCTTCAGCCCTTTCGCCCAGGGCGGCGTCCTTCCCATCTGTTCGCACACCGCCGCAACCGACATCCGCCGGTCGGCCTCAATGATAATCTCGTCATGCACATGGGCAACAATGGCGCAGTTTTTTAAGGTCTGCATGGCATAGCAAAGAATATCGCGGGCGGTACCCTGGACAATGTTCTCCACAAACTTGGGACCGTAACTTTCCAGCCGTTCCCATTTCTTCGTACCGCTCACGCCCATGTAAGTCACCGACTCTCCGCCAAACTGGTTCTCTCCGATCCTTGGTTTCACATAGGCGAGCCACCGACCGGAAGGAAGGTTGATAAAGAGCATGGCGCTCCGGTAATCAAAGCGGAGCCCGTGTGTCTCCGTAGGGACTCTCTGCCTGATACAGTCCTTTACTGCCCGGTCCACATCCCACCAGAAACGGACGATATTGGGGTTTGCCGCTCTCCAGCTATCCACCAGCGGCTGAAGTTCCTCCTCCGTCATTCCGGCCTCCAACGCGCCCATTGCCTTCAGCGCGCCGACGCTTCCGCCGTACCCGCAGGATAAAGTGGCTTGTTTTCCCTTTTGACGCAGCCCTGCGTTCTCTCCATGCTTTTCTACCCTGCAGTGGAACATACGGGCAGCAGTCTCACAGTAAATGTCTCCGCCTTTTTCAAAGACCTCCAATACCCATTTCTCTCCAGCGAACCAGGCCAGTACCCTTGCTTCGATGGCGGAGAAATCCGCTACGATGAGTTTCCTGCCATCCTGCGGCACAAATGCCGTGCGGATCAACTGTGATAGGGTATCTGGGATATCTTCGTAGAGCAAGGAAAGGGCTTCGTAATTACCACTCCGCACCAGAGCCCGTGCCTGTGCCAGATCTGGCATGGTATTCTTATACAGATTTTGCAACTGGATCAGCCGCCCGGAGAACCGGCCGGTGCGGTTGGCCCCGTAAAACTGGAACATTCCATGGGCCCGGCTGTCGGCGCAGACCGCGTTCTCCATTGCCGTGTATTTCTTCACGCTGCTCTTAGCGAGCTGCTGCCGGAGGGAGAGAACCTCCCGGAGCGGCCCCGGCGCGGTCTTAAGCAATTCCGCCACTGCCTTTTTCCCCAGGGTGTCCGTTTCCAGCCCGTGGTCTGCCAGCCACTGTTTCATCTGCTGTACGGAATTCGGGTTTTCCAGTTCCGTCAGTTCCCGCATAGCGGCGGTCAGCCGTTCACGGGAACGGGCATCCATGGCGATGGCCTGCCGGACCAGTTCCATATCCACGCCGATTCCCCGGTCATTGATCTCCTGGTCGAGATGGTATTCTTCCCAGATGGTATCCGGTACCGGAAAATTGGAGAGCCTTTTCTGTATCTGCATTTCCGTCTCCACATCCCGGAGGTTATATGCCTTGAACCGTTCCCATTTCTCCGGGTCATGCTCCGGCAAGTTCCGCATCCTGCCTCCGTTTGCTTTGGTCGGTCTGCAGGGGACACAGAAATAGCGGATCAGGTCTTTGCCCTCCGTCAACTTCTGCTTCTCCAGCCCCAGCACTACGCCCACGCTTTCCAGGGAACGGGGAAGGCCCAGTGTTGAGGCCCACACCATAGAGCAGCGCCAGGATTCCGGAGCAAGATAGTCACCGGCCGGATAGCCGAGGAGCCGTGAGAGACAAATCCGTTCAAATTGCGAGTTGTATGACCACTTCTCTACAGTTTCATCTTCCAGCGCATCCAGAATCTCTTGCGGGAGTTTCTCCCCACAGGCAAGGTCGGTCACCTGTACCGCCCCGCCATCGATGGAATATGCGGCAAGCAGGATTTCAAAATCTTCGCTCTCGCAGTATCGGTACACCCCACATTTCGTAAGATCCACACTGCTGTACGTTTCCAAATCCCATGATATAGATTTCAAGTTTATCATCTCCCTTCACCGCCTTAAGGGCGGCAGGGGTATTCCCCCGCCACCCGATATCGGCAGTTTCATGCGTCAGGAGAGGAAATCCTCATCCTCCTCTGCAAAATCATCCTCCGGACGGGACTTTCCGCCTAACGGTTCTCCGTCCCGGATCTTCTGCAGGTTATTCAGCCCACAGGCAATCCCTTTATTTCCATTGGAATTGAAGGCATAGAAGTTGATGCTCGCCCTGCCGTACACGCCGCTATAAACCTCGGAAGTATCCAGGATCGGCTGGCGGTCCGCATCCACAATGCCCGGAGCCGTGGCGCTGTTAGCATTGACGAAATAGGCGTTTGCATAGGCTTCATCGTCCGGGCGTTCCGCATCCCCATCACGAAGCGGAGTTTTTAACACGGAAAGCACCGGGACGCTCCGGCCGTTGCCCTTCAGCTTGGCCTCGCCCTCTTTATAGGCAGCCTCAATAGCCGCTTTGATCTTGTTGATGGTGACCGTATCCGACTTAGGGATGATCAGGCTGACGCTGTACTTGGGCGTGCCGCCGTTGATAGACTTGGGCTGCCACACGTTGCAGTAACTCCATCTGGTATTGGGGCCGGTGATCACTTTCATCGGGTTCTTGACTCTATTTGACATTCTGGTTTCCTCCTCAATCTTTAAAATCATTCTGCGCCGTATTCATAGGCTGCCGCTTATCAGACAGCGGTACCAAGACGGGCTTGCCCTGGGGCTTTTCAATCAGGCCGCCCAGCAGCTCGTCAAATTTCTTTTTGCCCAGGAGCTTCTGCATCTCCGTAAGACCAAGTATCTTTTTAGCATAGGGGTCATACCCTGCCTGGGAAACGGCATCGGCCACTGCGTCCTCGCTGATGTACCGGCGGTTGGAGCGTCCCTCCACCACTTTATAGCCAGGATACTCTGTCCCGCTGAGTGCCTGCCGGAGCGCATATTCCTTCACATCCGCTGCCCAGGCAGTCAGTTCATCCGCCTTGTCCAGGATGGCGGCGATCTCCGCTTCCTCCAATGTGTCCGGCATTTCAAAATCGTATTTCGCCAGTTCCAGGTTGTACTCTGCCCTCTTCCGACAGACAGCCTTTGCTTTGCAGAACCGGCACCAATCCCCGCAGGCAAACTCCCCACTGCCCTCATAGGCCAGCTTCGCCTTATAGGTCAGGTCGTTGTGCGCCCACTGCAAAAGATCATCTTTTGCCATGACGCAGACGCTCACATTATCCCGGCGTGGCTGGAAGATGGTCATGCGGACGGTATCAATATCATAGATACCGTCAAACAGTTCCAGAGCGCCTAGGGCATACAGCATCATCTGGGGATTCTCTATCGCGGATACCTCCACACCTTTCCCATGCTTGTAATCCACAATGTCAAGCGTTCCGTCCGCAATGATGACGCAGTCGCCGGTACCGAAGCCGTCTTTGACGAAGCGGGAAAAGTCCAGTCGCTGCTCGATCAGCACCACCGGGTCTTTGCAGGATTTCTTTGCGTCCTCCACCAGTTCCAGCACATAGGCGGCATAGTCCGAAGCGCACTGTTCCATCTCTTCGTTGTAAAAGGAAAGATTCTCCGTTGGGTCTGCGGCATCCATGCCAAGCGCCTGTTTCAGCTTGTATTCACACAGGCTGTGGGCGTCCGTCCCTTCCTGGGCATACTCGCTGCCCGTATCCTCATACTTCTCGCAAAGCCTTGCGGAAGGCGGGCAATTCAGCCACCGGTGGCTGGAGGATGCGGAAAGTAAAGCGTGTTTTCCCATCACAGCACCTCCGCGTCCGCAAGGAGCGCCGGATACTCCGCCGGGTCGATGTCCGACAGCTTATCCGCACCATGCTTAAGAAGGAGCGCCTTTACCTCTGCTGTGTGTCCGGCACGGGACTTCTCCGCCAGGGTCGCCCGCACCTGTTCCAGCGTCAATGGCTTTTCTTCCGGCGCTGGGGTTTCCGTCGGCGGCTCCTGCTTCTTTGCAACAGTTTTCTTTTCCAGTTTCTGAACCGATTTTTTCTCCGGCTGCTCCGGTTCGTTCTGTGTCATGGCTTCCGCCACCGCCTGCAGGCTGTCTGCAAGAGAACGGAGATCGGATACCACATCTAAAAGAAGCTTGATCCTACTCATGCGCCAGCCCTCCTTCCGCAACCTCCCGGATGGAAAGTTCCTCCACGGAACTGCCCGGAACAATGACTGTCAGCCTGACCTTGTCGCCCAGCAAGAAGCGCATGAACCGCTCCCGCACAGAGACATTCCGCACACTGACCGCACCGCTGTTCACAGGCTTTTTTGAAACACGGATCTGCAATGTGTGTTTCATCTCATCACCTCTGCTTTCTGAAGGACGGTATCGGGATGTCCTTCAATATACGGAGATTGGAAGGCTGTTTTGAGGGGGTATCTCAGAAATATTTCAAAAACTTTTTTCTGGCCCCTTCGATGGATTCCCGGATGGACTTGATATCCTTGCCCTCCCTGCGGGCGATCTCCCGGAGGGATACCCCTTCGGCCAGCATCAGCAGCCTGCGCCGCTGTACTTCTGAGAGCTGCTCGAACGCCTTTTTGATCCGCTGGTTTTCAAGCTGCAGAAAAAGTTCTGTCTCCGGAGTACTGCCGTCCGCATAATCCCCGCCTTCATATTCCGCCGCATCCAGGGAATAGCAGTGATACCGCTCTTTCCGGTCCTGATTGCTTTCCTCCCGTCTGGAATCCAGAATCAAGTTTCCGATTTCTTCTCTGACCTCTACGTCAGAAGTCTCACCATTTGCAAATGTGTAATTGATTTTCAATTTGCCGTTCTCCTTTCGGAGCCCGGCAGGCGGCACCTCTGCCGCTATAACGAAAAAAAAGAGCCTGACAAGCAGCACAAAAGTGCCGCTTGCCAGGCTCAATGTCGTCTCCATCATCTTTCAGATGGTATCGTGAGGGTTTAACCGATAACTAAGGAATGAAATCTCCCCCTCGTGCATCATGCTCAAACAAACGAATGATCCTTGTCCCGATTTAGCTATCCGTTTCCCTATCCCATATACATTCCTTATGAAACTTGCCGTATTACCGTAGCGCCTCGGTCAGCTCCCTGCGTAAACATTTGGAGCGAATCAGATTTCCTCTATTCAGTTTTAATTACCCCGATTTCTGAACTGCAATGTCTGCACTTTATCACGAAATCGGGATTACAGCTCTTTGTCGGGGTAACCAACTGTGCTTTTGTATTTACAGATGCATCCAATAGCCTGTGTCCGCATTTTGGACATAAAATGGATCTCCTTTTCTTCTCTAGTCCATTGGCCTGTACCTCCTTCTTTCTTTGCAT